TCAACTGATTCTTATAATCTGTCCCGGAAAAATCAGATCCGGATTGCTGATACCATTAATCTGGGAGAGTCGCTGATAGCTTGTACCATACTTGGATGCAATGCCTGACAATGTGTCACCATTTTGAACAGTGTATGACTTTGATGAAGCCACCACACCGTTTATTTTAAGAATCTGGCCCGGGTAAATTAAATCTGGATTGGCTATGTTATTGATCTTTGCAAGCTGCTGATACGTCGTTCCATATCTCGCCGCAATCTGGCTCAATGTTTCACCTCGTTGTACAGTATGCGTCCTTTCTTCAGTACCTGTCCCATTTTGCGGTTTAAATTCTGGTTTCCCATCCGGTTTGGTGCCGTGCTGCTGGGTCTTTAGTCCTCCGCTAATTTCATTTGGAAAATCCCTGTAGCACTCATTCATATCTGTGTTTCCATTGATTCCTGCTACCCGTCCGGTACTGCTGTACTGCCACATATCCTTATTTTTGCCAGTATAATCACAAGTACTGTTATACTGCGCAATCCACTTGGTAAACCGATCCAGCCCGGGAAGATATTGATTCCACCAGTTCAAATTTGCGTAAATACCACACCAGTATCCAGCTGACTCTATCATATCCCCAAACCGTTTCGCACGCTCCACCGCTCCTGCCTGTGTCCCCGGTTCCTCCAGATCCAGATAAACAGGATATGATAGCTTGTACCCCTTTATCAATCTCAGTACATGCTGTGCCTCACTTTCTGCCTGTACCATGCTGGCTGCATAACTATACAAATATGCCCCAAACGGTATTCCCAGCCTTGTGCATTCATCCGCGTTGCGTTTCCAGTATTTATCATCCTGCGATTCCATATTATCTCCGTATCCACACTGGATAATCACACCATCTATACCTGCACTTTTTACTTGCTCCCAGTTAATCTCTCCCTGCGCATAACTTACATCAATTACTAATCTTTTCATATATATGTCCTTTCCCCCCTATTTAGTTGCTGTGTTCAATTCCGGTAATCCGGCCAAAGAAGTCAGAATTGACACTACACCCGCAAGTGCTGCTGTTCCGATCACCGTCAGCCAATCAACCTGAGATATTGTCGCAACTGCTGGAAGCATTGCAACTGCTGTCTGAGCCATTGTTTTTACAGCCCGTATTCCCGCTTTTCTAATCCATTCAATCCAATCCCTGTTTTTCATTATGATTCACCTACCTTCTTAATATGTAGTTCCTGTATTTCATCATACATCTTGGTTATCATTCCATTTCCGCCTAATTCATGATAGGCTGTGTACATATCGCAAAAATTCTGATATGCATATGACGGTATATAGCCTAGACCTATATACCTATCATGGTAATCTATCATCTGCACACGCAGAAGGAGCATTGTGCCTCTGCTGTTTGCGTTCCTTTCCTTTTTCTGCCGCTTGAGCAGCCACACTATGTAGCCTAAAAGGAATGGAAGCGTGATAGTGTATGTCTGCATTAATAACTCGTACAACGGTTCTTTCTCCTTTCCCAATACAATCCAGATCCCCCTATGAAGCTGTTATTCTTTTTCAAGAAAAGATAATATAGATCAAATATTAAAAAGCCCAATCACCATAAATTAATTTGGCAGATCGGGCTTTGCTATATAAGCATTATTTTGGACGGTTAAACTATCTCTTTTGAGATACCCATACTTTTAAGGCAATTGCTGTTATATAATATCCACAAAGGCTGTAGAGTTTAGACAAAGATTTAACTGCTTTGTCATAATTGTACTTTAAAACAAATGCTCTTTTTTTCATCATCCTTAATTCCTTAAATGATATACCAGAAGACATACTATATCCTAACCAGACAGAGAATGGAAATGCAAGATAGCTGTAGTATGATTTTTGCAGATTACGGTCTTTTATCTCATTACCTAATTCTATGGACTCAATAAGTATTGCCTTCAGGTCGTCTAATTGTGATTGGTTTAAGGGCTGATCTGTTTGGGCAGTGCCGGTCTGTTTTCTATAAACGTAAAAGACTTTTTCAGACCAGTCATAACTTTTAGCGTAAGCAAAAGCTTTTGCTGTCCAAATCGTATCTTCGTTTCTCATTCCTTCCGGAAACATAATACCATATTCTAATATCAGAGTTCGTTTTACAGCTTTTGCCCAGACCGCTCTGTGTATCAGACCTTGTTCCAGTATGATTTTCAAGGCATCTCCCGGTGGTTGTCCAATAATATCCTGTCTGCTGCATCTTCCACTTTTAATAGTCATTTTCCCGGTTCTTTCATAATATGACTTTGTATTAAACATTAATATATCAGCATCAGATTCTTCAAGATGAGAAGATATTTCTTTTAATGCTGTTGAATCGTCCCAATAATCATCATTATCCAAGAACATAATATAATCTCCGGTTGCCGCTTTCATTCCTGCATTCCGGGCTGCGGATGTTCCTGCATTTTTTTGATTTATAACAATTACCCTATTATCCTTTTGAGCGTAACCCATACATATATCAAGTGAATGGTCTGTTGATTCATCATTTATAAGTATACACTCTACATCTTGATGCGTTTGTCCCAGAACACTATCAATACATGCAGATAAATACTTTTCACTATTATAAACGGGAATGATGACGCTTATTTTCATTTTGGCACCTCTAATTGATTTCTTATAAAGTTCAGAAATAATATGTGAACCATTATACTATAAAAAAAAATCAATAGCAAATGAATTTATTGCAAAATCAGTACCCCATTTTCCCTTGCCTATCCTGTTCTTTTCCACATATAGCATGTAATATATGGTTGCAGAGTGGTTACATTAGATAAACTGTAATTTGTACCTGGAGCACTTACACCTGTATTCCCGTGATTGTGTGAACCACCCCCTCCAGTATTAAAAGTGTATTTAGTTCCTGCTGAGCTGGAGCCCGGAGTAGTTGTGCCTGTAAGCACTCCTGTTCCAGTGCCTGTCGCAACATACATTGCATATGCATTATGTCTGTGAGAAGGTATTTCATCTACCGATAATGTGTGTCCCGCCGTGGTATGGGCATGACTATTTACAGTATGGGCATGGCTGAGATTATTAGCCGCCACACCTCCAGTCTTTTCAACTGCATTAAAATTCCCGTCATTAACATTGATTCCTACTGGTACACGTCCACTTCCCCAAGCAGCCCATGTTCCTCCAAATAGAATAGCTGGGTTTGTACTATTTACGCTCATATAGATACTTCCTATTGGATAAAAACAGTCAAAAAGGGACTTCCCACTCAGGCTTATACTTTTTCTAAAGTCAGCATCCATCCCCACTTCAAAAATATCTTTTTCACTAACCTTTCCAATTGCAAGCCCCTTACCAGTACTTCGAAAATCCATCAATGTAAACCCACTGCTGATATCTACAATTGCCTCTGACGTCGTGAAATAATCTGTGACCCTCAGCCTCAGCGTATATGATGAGTCTATACTCAGCACATTATCCGCCACATAAGTGCTGTTATATGAATACACACTCCCTTTTAGCAAGGACACCCATGTTGTCTCACCGTTTTTCTGCAGGTCCACTACATAGCTTTTCGTATTCTTATTCCCAACAGCCGAGACATTAAAATTCATTGAGATACTCAAGGAAGTCCCCTGATCGTCAAAAACTCCGGCTGTGGTAGATCTGACAGCGGTAAATGACGCGATTGCCGGATTTGCATACGCCACTACATTTACTGTCTGTGTTTTCACGGCAGTATGCCCCCTGCTATCTGTTACTGTAACCTTTACAGGGAGACTTCCCGGAGAAGTAATATAACCTGTGACGACACTGCTGCCTGAAAATGAAGAGCCCGCAACTTCCGTTTTATATGATACGATTGTACTTCCCTGTATACCGCTTGCGGATATGGCAATATTAAGCCTGCTCTTATTCTGCACATAAACGCCAAATTGGGCGTTTATTCCGGTTGCTGCCTCTGTAATCCCTATGCTGGTGATAGATGGAACCATACTGGCAGGCACAGTCGCTGTAAAATTAATATATTTTGTTCCCACAAGTGTTGAACCATTATATGTGCTGCATGTAATCTGGCCCGTTCCGCTGGCAGCATTCGGTATTTGTGCTGCCAGCGAACTGGGTAGTGTCCAGCTTGCTGATCCGCCGGCACCAGTCGCAATTGTTCCGGCTGCACTGCCAAAGCTGTATGTTAAAGTGTGTGTAAATGCACTGCTGGCCCGTGGCAGATTTATCGTAATTGCACTTCCTATCGCCTGACTTGCCGGTGAAAGTGACGGCACAGTCGCTCTCGGTATTGTACTCAGTGTTGCCTTACCAGAAGCCGAAAGAGTTCCCGGTGACACGCCATCTCCAAAATATATAGTACCTGACAGGTTAATTGATTTTGTACCATCTGCATTATGCGTTACCGTAAAGCTTCTTCGTGCAACCTCTTTCCATTGGTTCTGAGGAATTGTCCAGTTAAATGTAAAATTCACATTTCCCGTTGACAGTGAATCTACCTTGATAATCCAATACGCATTTCCGTCTAAATTGTACCCATAATATTGATAGTCTGTCCGTCTAAAGTCTAGCGCAACTGTGACATAACTTGTATTATTAGCAACATTTACATTTGTCTCGCTGATTAACCGTATCCTTGTTTCATAATTTGCCATGTTTTACCTCACTTTTCCAAATGACAGATTCCCATTCGTGCGTGGTGTGAATGCAAAATTCCCAAGTACCAGCGACGAAAGAATTTCTGCATCGTTGATATACATACGACGGTTACTGATGTATGCAACTTCATTTCCATTTTCCAGAAATGATATCCTGTCATTAATCATCTTCAACGTCAGCGGATTACCTTCCACCCCGATAATAATAGCTCCGTCAATAAACCGTATATATTTTTTTATCTCGTTGAATTCAGAATCTGTACCAGTAGACAGTTTATTTAAATTTTCAGTAAGCTGATTGAAATCAAATACAAAGGAATCTTTAGTCTGTTCAAATTTTGTATTTACCTCTCCTATCAGGCTGTCAACATCCTCCTTGAGATAAGTTTTCTCGCCGACCTCAAACAGAACTTTATCAGATACCTTGTCAATTTCAGCATATGCACTCTGATAGATTGTCTCGATTGCACTTGACTGATCATTCACAATCTCCCATGCCCCTGCTATAGTGTTATAATGTTTCATCAACGGAGGTTCAATGGAAGTATCACACCATAATTTTGTCTTATCTTCCGGCTCTGTAGAACTGATAACAGCGGCATCCTCTCCTCTTATTTTCGTCCAGAAGTATTTCAGAGGATCTGTACTGTCCGCCGCTGTGAAGTCCGTATACTGCCCAATATACAACTTATTGGCACTGTCCGACACAGAAAAGCCACTCTTACCATCCGCACTGTTGGCATATGCTATATGAAGATAAGGCGTCTTACCATCTGCACCGGCCTTTCCGGGTGTCCCCTGAGCTCCATCCGCACCTTTAATCTTACTCCACGAATAGGCTTCAGGATTTGTGCTGTCTGTCACCACATTATCAACATACATCCCAATATAAGTACGGTTACTGTCCGACACGGAAAAATCAGTCTTTCCATCCGCACTGTTGGCATATGCTATATGTGTATACCTGCTCTTACCGTCTGCACCTTTTGGCCCCTGAAGTCCCTGATCTCCTTTCGCACCCTGAAGTCCCTGCAGGCCACGCTGCCCCTGATCTCCTTTATCGCCCTTGTCTCCTTTATCACCTTTTTCACCCTTGATGAGTGACCATGTGTAATCACTTGGGTTCGTACTCTCCGCGGCTGTCGTCTTATTATAGGCCAGACCTATGTAAGCCTTACCAGTGGGATCATCACCCATACCTTCGCCGGATGCACTTGCCGCGTATTTAATCCACGTATAATAGGTCTTTCCATCCGCGCCTTTTCCTCCGGCGACACCCTGATCGCCCTTTTCGCCTTTTATCTTTGACCATGTATAATCCGCATAACTGCTGCTCTCCGCTGCCGTAGTCTTATTATAAGCAAGACCGATATAGGATTTATTGGCAGGATCATCACTCATTCCGTCAGTTGGTGTATCCGCATATTTTAACCATGTATAGTACTGTTTTCCATCCGTACCTTTCGGTCCCTGTACCCCCTGAGGCCCCTGATCACCCTTGATCTTTGTCCAGGAGTATTTCGCAGGATCTGTACTGTCCGCCGCTGTGAAGTCCGTATACTGCCCAATATACAGCTTATTGGCACTATCCGACACTGAAAATCCTGTCTTTCCATCCGCACTATCTGCATAAGCAATATGTAGATAAGGCGTCTTACCATCTGCACCTGCCTTCCCGGGTGTCCCCTGAGCTCCATCCGCACCTTTAATCTTACTCCACGAATAGGCTTCAGGATTTGTGCTGTCTGTCACCACATTATCAACATACATCCCAATATAAGTACGGTTACTGTCCGACACGGAAAAATCAGTCTTTCCATCCGCACTGTTGGCATATGCTATATGTGTATAACTGCTCTTACCGTCTGCACCTTTTGGCCCCTGAAGTCCCTGGTCTCCTTTCACACCCTGAAGTCCCTGAAGACCGCGCTGTCCCTGATCGCCTTTATCACCCTTATCTCCTTTGTCACCCTTTTCACCATATACTCCGGTAACTCTTGGTGTCGTGTTATCCTTCGTTTCATCTGTGTAGATATATTCTTCATATATCCATAAAAACCGGTTTGCCTCTGTGATTGTCGGAATCGTCTTCTGCCATCCTGCGGTTGACGTTGTAATCCCGCTGTCCTTTGAAGAGACGAGATAATATGCGTTCCTTTCTTTGATTCCTTTACCTGGCTCGCCTGTATCTCCTTTTACACCAATCTCTCCTTCAATCTTTTTCCATCTATAATCTCCCGGTTTGTCAGAGTCAGGCTGGTAAAAGTCTACATAAATACCTAACCATCCTCCCGGTGTTTCTCCGCTGTTATCCGTAAATGTTTTTCCGCCATCATTTGAATATTTGATATGTAAAAAAGAGGTATTCCCATCTTCACCATTTTCACCCGGTATCCCGCGGGCGCCCTCGGGTCCCTGTGCCCCCTCGAGCCTCTGCCATTTATAATCTTTCGGATTGTTTGAATCCGCCTCCTGAAAATCAACATACGTTCCGATATACTTATCCGGGGTTTCTGTCATCTGGGATGCTGACGGATTTATCACAGGGCTATATTTGATATGAAAGTAAGAAGACTTTCCGGGATCTCCTGAAGGCCCCTGGATTCCCTGGTCCCCCTGCTCTCCTTTTTCTCCCTTATCGCCTTTATCTCCCTTATCCCCTTTTTCACCGTCATAAATATTCGTGACAGTGACCTCAAATGAACCGCGTACCGTACCGGCCACATCAGTCACTTCATATCTGTATACTTCCTTGCCGGAAACATCAGCGGCTTTAACAATGATTGACTTTCCAGAAGATATCTCCTCCGCATTTTTCAGCCAGCGGATATTCAGATTTCCCGTCACATCCTTGCCGCCATCCATAACAAACGCTGTTAAGGTGGTTGTTCCTTCATTATTTTTGAAAATAATTCCGTTGTCTGTAGTGATTGAACAAGTATATACCTTATTTGCCTCGAACAGTTCGTTCATCTTCTTAAGCAGCGCAGGATCTATCTCCGACTGCAGCTCTTTATAATTACTGAACGTGGTTTTATTCTGCTCTGGATCTGTAAAACTACGGGACTGTTCGGTAACTCTCGCTTGTAAATATAACTCCGGATTATACTCCTCATCAGCAATTGTTACCGTGTCTCCGATGCCCGTATCAAAGTACCCTTCCACCTCGTAACTTATCTGAGGGACACAGTTCTTTTTTAATTCTGCCAGACCTTGGGCATACAGCGTATTTACATTGTCCGTATCATATTCCCAAATTTCAGCAATATACCTTTCGTTTTCGTTGGCCATGAGATTAGACGGAAATCGGTCCCTTGCCTGAACTGCGTAGATATTCCTTTTTCCGGACGGACAAGTATATTCCACCTTGCCCTCTGCATCATACTCTGTCTTATTAATGCTGCTCACTGTAAGCCCGTCTTTTCCAATTGGCCGGATAGCCGTATACAGTTCTGTAATATCTGAAGTTTTCGTAATTCCTGATACATTTCTCCCATAACGGAGTATCACGTCTGTACGGTTACTCCCGACACCCTGAACTGTATCACTGTGTTTCTGATAAACATTCATAACAATACTGTTCAGAGAGTAATCGGGATTTAATCTAGGTATAAATTCTACTTCTGCGTCAAAAACATCAGCTAGGGAAAATATTCTGGCCAGCATTGTCTCTGTCTGGCTCCATTCGTGTTTGACAGATTTACCTGAAACTTCATTTACTCCCAGTGTAACCACTTTTTCGTAATCAAAAATATCCAGATATTGGGCAAATGTCATAGCATTAGTTGCCTTGTAGGCTTCCTTCTGTTCATTCAGCAATTCGAAATTTAAACTGTACGCTTCTACCTCAATCTCATACTCATCTTTCGTCACTGTCATGATATTCAGATAAAAATCACAATCTCTGTAACGAAAGGCCAATTTGTTCCCTTCCGTAAGATACGACGCATCCTTGTGCTTTGCACTGGTTTTAAATGAATAAGTAGCAGCAGATCCTTTGAGATACTGATGAAGTTCATCCTGATAATAATGCATTGATTCCGGAGCCTCATTGTCTAAAAAAGCACATACTTTATCATATGCATTTAACAACGCAATTCTTATATTATCCATTTATAAAAACGCCTCCTTAATCTTTGCCGTTATCGTGGGCGCCGGGTTGCAAAAGTCCGAATAATAGAACTGTACCTTCGTCTCTCCCGGTGGAGCTTTAAAGTATTTACTCCCTATCTGCTCATCATCCATACTGGCAATCCCATTCACATAAACCTTCGTGGCAGACCCGTCTACATATACCGTACTTCCCGCCCGATAACGGTTCGGAATGTCATACCAGTATCCTACGTTGTCTTTTTGAAATAAAACATTGTGGAAATACATCCTTGCAACCAGATTTCCTGCACCGCGTGTTCCCCACTGCCCTAAAAAAATAGTTACTGTCTTTGCTTTCACATTCTTCAGTGCCGGAACCCGATACTGATATTTCTTTCCTCCGAAACAAAATTCAAACAATTCTCCGCTTTTTCGGATATATATATTCGTTCCCACATTATTCGCTGTAACAGACCACGCCGTGGGTTCATATTTGATCCTGTTCTTCTCCTGTAGCTGGACCAGCATGACTGCGGCTGCCTGATTCGTATTGGTTGCCTTTTTTAAAATATGTATGGATGCTAAATGCTGCCCGCTTTCGTCACCGACAACAAATTCCAGCAGCCCCGTCTGCGGGACTTTTCCTGTTTCAAACCAGATTTTTGACTGTGCTAAAAAGTTTGCAGCGCCAATCTCACCATTGGAATCCGCCGGCAGTGTAACCATCTTGCTGGCCCCGTGCCAGTTATTCCCGCTCCCGACACTGTTCAGTGCCAGCGCCGGCTGGCCGTTAACCGTCACTGTCTTAAATGTCCCGTTTTTCGGGAAATTCTCAGTCAGAATGCCCTGTCCGTCTGTCATAGCCCCCATCTCAGATGGATTCTTATAATTAAACAGTTCCTGTGATTTCTGGCGTATCTCCGCATCAACTTCATCCGCCGATCCAAGCTGGATTACCCCGTACTCACTTACAATTCCCACATATCCATTCTCGTGCCCATGTGTAATTGTATAATCAATCGGTACCTCTTTCGTCCCATTATTCACAATCACAGCCTCCAGCACCCCGTCCTGATTCACCGCTGCCGGAAATGTCTTCTCCACTACAGAATGTTTATATGGATCCGCACAGTATATATCAAATTTCCCTGTTACACTCAGCTGCCCCTCCGATACTTCGTCAACTGTACTCTTCGTACCAACAAAGTATTTGTCAGGCTCGTCATAAAAGACAAGCCTGGCCTCCTCCTGATTGAGAATCTGATTGAGTTTATTAAACTTCTCCCGGAATTCTTCCGGGGTGTCTGACTTAAGCGCAAACGCAACAGTGATAACCCGTGGGATATTCCTCTTATACTGGAACTCAGTACCGTCTGAATTACCAATCTGGCGGTCTTGTATTTCAGATTCCAGAAGTTCGCGCCCTGTAACATACAGGGTACGATATCCTTTAATCTCATTCTCAATATAAACTCCGTTTATATTAAGTGCCTCGGCGGGAAGACTATTACTTTCATGCTGTCCCGTTATATCAATAAATTCATACATTATCTATAGCCTCCCATCCATTGTTTAAGCTTTGCTCTTTTAGCAAGTTCTTCCTGTGTATACACTGCACTGCCTTTCGCAATCTCCCTGCCCTCTAAAGTCACTGGTACTTCGAGCACATACGTTTTATTGCTCTGCTCTTTCACAGCTTCCCTGATACCATTCATCGCTTCTCTCATATATGAACCCACACTGCCTGTCCCCTCAAATCCCAACGCTGATACGCCACAATTTATGTGATATGTACCTGGCGACCCGAGAAAATCAGATGCCGTGATCGGCTGCATTGCCTCTGCAAGCGCATTACTTGCACTCTGAACCTTCGGCAGCATATTCAGCATTCCGATAGCAGGACCCATTCCGGCATACTCACCGATTTTTTTAGTAACTTTTGATGGTGAATTAATATCCAATGCACTTCTCATTGTGGCAGCTATTCGATTTGCAATAGAATACGCAGCTGCAACTGCCTGCGACTCTCCTGTCAGCAGACCGCTTGTCAGGCCAGACATTGCAAATTCTCCAACTAAAAAGAGTTTTGACGGTAACGTATCAAATGTTGCTTTGATCTGGCTTACACCCGTGAATGCCGCAATACTCGCAAAGGCCATTCCACTTTGCACAGCAGATACAAAACTTGACATTGCCTCAGCCACTTTAGCATTCACGCTATCCATCGCTGATGTAACAGTATTCTGGATTGCACTGAAGCAATTCTGGTAAGAAACCATGATACTACTTAACCCATCTGTAGACATAAGCTGTACACTGCCCATTGCATTATTTATATTTCCTGCCATATTCCCGGTTTCTGTCGATGCAGTGGCATTCATATTTGCAAGTGCGTTCGCCACGTTATCGCTCATTAGTGCCGTACTTGCAGATGTGTCAGCACTCATAGTACCAAAGTTCATTTTCACGGACTCTCCGGCCTCTAATGTACTGGCCTTCATACTTTCCGAAAGTTCCTGCATTTTTGCCTTTGTATTCTCTGCACCTTCTTCACTTTTCCCGGTAATAAAATCCCATAATCCAGAGAAAAGTCCCTTGATGCCCTCTACGACTGAAGTCAATATCTCAGGTATCGCATTGATAAGTCCTTCACCCAGCGATTTTATGATATTCCAGCCTGCCGCTAAAATTTCAGGCAGCATCTGGGCAATACCGGTAACTAACATCAATATGATCTGAACTCCTGCAAGAATAATCTGTGGCAGATTCTCAACGATCCCCATGATCAAAGACTGTATCATCTGGGCAGCCGATGAAAGAATCTGTGGTAAACTATTCACTAATCCCTGTATTAGCATGGCTATAATCTGTACGCCTGCCTGTAAGATAACAGGTAAATTTTGAGAAATGGTATCAATAATCATTGCCATTCCTTGTAACGCTGCCGCAATAAGTGTTGGTAATGCCTGTATTAACCCTTGTGCCAGATTTATAAGGATCATGATGCCCATTGAAATAATCGTCGGTAAATTTGAAGTTATGGCATTAGTCAGTGTACTGATTATCTCCATAACAGAACTCATTAGCAAATCCATGTTTCCCATAACACCATCAACAAGGCTCATTATTACCTGAAGCCCCAGAATCAGTATTTGCGGCAGCATTGATATGGCAGTTGTTACCAATGTGGTGATCAGGTTTATAGCTGCCGGAATCATCTGGGGGAGATTTGCGGTCAATCCACTAATAAGAGCCGTAACGATTTGCAGCCCTCCGGATGCAACAGCTGGTATATTTGCCTGCATCATATTCATTAAGCTGACAAGAAGGGTACCTCCCATATTTGCAAGTTCTGGTATTTTGCTTGTAATACCGGATACCAGCCCCTGTATAATTTCAGGCCCTTTTGTTGTTACCATTTGGATGACCTCATCAATCTGTCCTCCAAACTGCCCCTGTAATACCCCAAGACCTACAAGAGCCAGCCCCGCAAGTGAAGCCGGACCTACTGATTTTGCAGCAACTCCCATCACTTTTGTAAGTCCGGTAACCATCCCATTCATAGACTTTACGCCTACATCTGCAGTTTTTGATAATCCGGTTCCAATCTTACTGACTACATCTGGCAGTTTTCTGGATTTTTCCCCAATATTATCAATTACCTTCCATATCTTAGGTGCATCTTTATCAAAACGCCCAGTCATAGCGCTAAATTCAAACGATGCTTTACCGATTTTATTTCCAAACATCATAAAACTGCCTTTTGCTATCGGGCCGATATTCCGTATCCTCTGCTCCAGACTATCTGGAATAAGCCCCTGCAGACTTTTTTTAACACCTGGAATCCCGTCAAAACCACTTTTTAAACTTCCCTTCATTTTCTCCAGCTGTTCATTAGCAATTTTTATCTTTCCACTTCCAAAATCCTTCATTTTAGAGAGAACCGTTTCAACTTTAGTACCGACCTTACCTGTTTGGTCCACTATAGATTTAAACTTTTTTAAAAGGTCGTCTGCCGGTTTCGATATCTCATTCATCAATGCAGTCACATTTCCGAATGACTTTTGAAAATCATCTGTAATCTGTGAGAAAAAATTCCCCGAACCTGCGGCAGTTTCGACTTTACTCTCAACTCCCGAGACCATATCTGAAGCTGCTTTAGAAGCACTCTGGAGGGCCTCTAATGATTTCACCGCGCTATTGATTGTGCCTGTAAAGCCATTATCTACTGCGCTTAATACCACCTGTACACTATAGCTCTCCATTTATTTTCCTCCTTTCCATAAATTCAATATATCTGTCTGCAGCCCTGGAAGAAGGCTTCCTTTCTAGTTTCTTCCCCAGCACATTTTTTAGGCGATTCTCATAGTTGAAAAAGTCCTCGAACCTTTTATATACAGGTTCAGAACGAGTTTTTCCCTTTCTTCTTTCCGCTTTTATTTCTCTGTTTACCCAGGCCTGAAGATATATCCTATACTCATCGTCCACTGTTTTAAGACGATATGCTCTCATTCTCAGTTCATATTCATAAAATGTCATGCAGTCAATATCGTTCATCTTAGTCATCCCAAGTAAGCGAAAACAATTAACTACAATTTCCTCATATGTCTCTTCTGACGTTTGACAGCTTATCTCTTCTTCTGTTTCTCCAATTCCTCCGTGAGCTGCTTCATCTTTAGTCTGGTAGCATTTTCCTTTTTTAGTTCACTGATCACCTCGTCAAACAGCTTTTCGATGTCCTCACAGTTCTCGACATATTCATCAATATCACTGACAGCCGGCCTGACCTTCTGTGTACAGGTTCCTGCATAAATCACCTCTGACAAGGCAACCGTATCGTAAGTAAACAGCATTGGAATCTTAAGTTCTAGGCCGGCGCCAAACTTTGCCCCTTCCTTCACAAAATAATTAGCCTTATCCAGCTCACGTATAAATTTAATCCCAAAATGTACCTCAAATTCTTTATCTCTTATATTTAAAACCATATATATTACCTCCTGTATTTTATTTAAGTACTCACGGAAACTCAGCCACATAAAATGTGGAAAAGAGTTTCCGTGAGTGCTAAGTTGTTAAAGAAAGTGGTGTTTCCACTCTTTTAAGCTCCTGCACCTGTTTTCTTAGTATCAGAGAAAACATAATCTGCAATTTCCTGCTGCTCTGTAGTTACAGTCACATCACCGCGCTTACCTGAACCATTAATTCCGAATGTCAGAGAACACTCCACATAATTTTCTGCTGAAGAAGTTTTCTCAAAACTTGTTAAATATCCCTGAAAATACATTCCCTTAAATGTTCCATCAGCTGACCCTTTCTCTGCAAGATTTGCCTCCCAGATCTCGATCAGTTCATCTGCATCCATTGCATCTTCCAGTTTATCGATCATAACATCACCTTCTGTCAGAATAGTGGTCGCTGTAACCTCAACTTCTGCTGCACCCGGCGTGCGGATGGAACCATCCTTAGTCGCTGTTGTCTCAGCCTCTTTGCTCTTTGTTCTGCCATTCTCTGTTGTAAATGCAAGAAGTGTTCCGTCACTTGCAGCCGCATCTTTCTTGATGCGGTATAAATATACGACTTTCTTTCCCTGTACAGCTTCTGCAAACATTTGTAAATTCATTTTTTCCATAGTAGTAATACCTCCATAAATTAAATTGAAACTCTGGCTTCAAAATGCTGTGAAGCAGGTTTGTTCGTTTAAATTGTTAGTCATGATCCTCCAGTCAGCATCCCTTAAGAACCATGCAAATTTCTTGATTGTACCTTCATCTGCCGAATCAGGCAGTATCTTCAATTACTCTTACATGGTGACCGTATCAATTTTCTGCCGGACTTTGTCCGAATATTGATTTTTTTATACATCTTCTGCCCCCTTTCTCATCTAAAGTTAAAATCTTATATGATACAGATGTAGTCTGAATAAGCATCTGCAATCATGAAGATACCTGTAAAAAAAGAGTCTATTAAAACTTTTGACTTTTCCGATATCTTTTCATATCTCACTATCGCCTTCCCCGGAGCCAGATTATATTCTATCTTGTCATCCGTTAAATTTAATATCCCCTTCACTAATGTCTGCAGTAATACGGATACACCCGCGCATACAATATCACTGCCCTGTACAGAATAGCCAGCATGTCCGCTGACTGTTATTTCATCCTTACAAATACATACACGAATCAATCCAATCCTCTTTTCTCTGATCTTCTTTTTTTATCAGTGCACAATAGTAGCATTTATGCAACAACGTGATCAAAAAAAATTTCCACCGCCTCTTCTCTGCTCAAGGGAACTGCCTGTACAATTTTATGTATCTCACCTATCGTCAGTTTATTCCCATTATCCTTCAGCTTTCTGTAAAGTGTACTCCTGTTCATCCCCGCTGAATCTGCAACCGCCTCCAGAGTTGTACCCCTCTCCACAATTTTAGCCTTCAGCTTTACCACATTTACAATCAAATCCGGCAATCTATCACTCTCCCTTGTTGTCAGTATTTTCAGTAGCGTTTATGCAACTCATGTCATTATACTACCTTACTCAGGCAAATAAGTCAATAGTAAAATAGCATTTACGCGATTAATATGTTGCGTTTTTGCATCTTACATGCTATATTATATTCAGGAGGTGTATACACAATGTCCGATACAGGCGAGAGAATCAAACAAAGAAGAAAAGAAATGGGACTGACGGCGGACGTCCTTGCAGAGAAGCTAGGCGTGTCCCGCTCTACAATTTTCCGTTATGAAAAAGGGGATATTGATAAGATCCCCGCTGAGTCATTATCAATTATAGCCGCTGCATTAAACACAACCCCTGCCTATCTCATGGGTTGGAAAGATGACGGTCAGCAATTCTTTCATGGAATATCTGTTTTCCCTACAGTAGAAAAGACGAATCCCATTCCAAAGGGCAGCTATGAAGATCTGGTTATAACCGAGATGGAAAAAATGAATTCGAAGGGGAAGATAAGACTACTCGATACAGCCCGGGAGATGACATGCAACCCGCTGTATAATGATAACTATGAATTAGAAGTCAGGGCAGCCCATACAAGGACTGATATCGAAGTAACGAAAGATATGATAAAACATGATGATAATATCATGGATGATGAAAATTTTTAAAAGTCCCGTTTAAAGGACAGGCTATATGTTATATTTAATTTGGAGGTGTTGACTAATGAACAACTACGAAACACTTTTAGACGAGGCCTGTGAAAACGGTTTAACTGTAAAAGAAAAGCCCCTCATATCCAGCAACGGACGTATAAAAGGAAAAAAGATTGCAATCCGTAAGGATATTGACACAGACGCTGAAAAAGCCTGCACACTTGCTGAAGAACTTGGTCACTATCATACGACCGTGGGAGACATTATGGATATGTCAGACGCCTGGAACCGCAAACAGGAACGGCAGGCAAGACTGGATGGCTATAACAGGCTGATTGGTTTAAAGGGGCTGATCAGCGCATTCGAACACGGATACAGAAACTGGCATGACACAGCCCAGTATCTGGATGTAACAGAAGAATATCTACGGGAATGTATTGATTGCTACCGCGATAAATACGGAATGATAACCACGGTGGATAACTACTGGATCATGTTCATCCCACATTTTGGGATAGGCCGAATCGTTTAAAGGAACTCTGAGTATTATCGAACAAAATGTGGTGTTTTCTCTGATAATTTTTCTGCCATACATACTTTCTGTCAGTTCGGGACATTCTATACCGAGGTGATTTTATGGCATCTTACGTGGCTCCCGAATTAAGGGACAAATTTGAATCTTTACCAATCAATTTGAAAAACTGTATCCTCGAGAAAAATGTCCAGTTAAAGACAATTCATGATTTAATTCGTGTTCTCGAAGATATAGTTGCGGAAGGAGAAGCAGAGTAATCTGCTTCTTTTTCTTCTTCCCGCCGTATTCCTGCCTTTACAGGTTTTCATTAAGGTAATCCTCAATTTCATTCAAACATTCCTCAATATCCTCGTTAGAAAACCGCCTCTCTATCCCGGCCGCCTTAATATGATCCTCCGAAAAATCTTCCTGGTCGGCTAAAAACCTGCGGCACATCTCCGCATACTTCGGTTCATTCTGCTGCAATTCCCTGTCAAGTGCCCTTTTCAGCCTCAACCCGTCTTCCACTTCTACATAGACCGGCAACAATTTATCCCGCCCAAAATAGCGGCTCATCGCCTCAAAAGATTGTAATGTCCCTATTACAATATAATCTTCTTTCTCCAGGTCAATCTGCCCGTCGTCCGCCGTAAAATATTTCCAGATTCCGCACTTGGTATTATATGCCCGGACTTCAATGACACAGCCCTTATCCTCCAACGCCTTCAGCCCGGATTCATCTGTAAAATGATATTCTACCCCATCCGTTTCGCCCTCACGGATTGGCCGCGTGGTATACAATGTAATCGTCCGGAACTCAGGGCGCCTTTCCTTTAATCTTTTAAAAATAGTATCCTTGCCGGATGAACTTTTTCCCATGATATAGCAAATCTTACTCATTTCCCAATACCTCTATTTTTCCTTCTTTTTCGGGTCCCTCAACCGAAAATCCCATCTTTTCATATGCACTAAGCTGTGAGACTGCCTCCGCCGTAATCTCTTCCCCGGGCACAATCAGTGGAATTCCCGGAGGATAGATATATGCATACTCGGCAGAAACAAAACCCTCAGATGACTCCCATGACTTATATTCCGATGCGGATACCTTGTTTTTCATTATCATCCCCGTCTCTGCACTTGTATACACCTGTTTCAGCCGGGGAAGCGAAAAATGTATCTGCTGCTTTTTCTTTACACTACTTCTTTCGGATGCGATCCGTGCATCTATCTCTTCTAGCGCCTCCACAAGTCTCTCCATGCCTTCCGCAGTATCTCCGACAGAAGTCATGGCAAGCACATAGGAACCGGCAGTCATTTCCATCTGCAAATGATATTGGTTCAATAATACCTCATACAACCCTCTGCTCGTAATGTCTGTACCTTTCACAGAAATCACGATTTTCGACCTGTCGAAACTGTCCGTCTCAATCAGTTTTAAATTTTTCATCCTGCCCAGCCTTGCTCTCACCTTTTCCAGTAATTCCACATAGGTCTGAAAACATCTGGTGCTGCCATTATCCAGCATTCTAATACATTCATCCATCCCCGCCATAAGTACATAGGACGGACTACTTGTCTGAAGCATATGCAGATAGCGTTTAATTTCCCTCCTGTCCACAAAGCTGCCATTGAGATGTATCAAAGCCGTCTGAGTAAGCGATGGGAGCGTCTTGTGCAGACTATGTATCACAACATCCGCCCCCAGTACATTAGAATTTTGGGGGAAATATGGATGCATGCCGAAATGAGCGCCGTGAGCTTCATCTACAATCAGTGGAATTCCTTTCCTATGCGCGGCCTCTGCAATTGCCCCCACATCTGAGACAACACCATCATATGTGGGAGACGTAATCACAACCGCCCTGATGTCATTGTGCTGTTCCAGAGTCCTCGTAACCTCTGCCGGATTAATGTGCCCATTCAGTTCAATATCGCTGTAAAACTCAGGATAAATATATACCGGCTTCAATTCATTCATATATACGGCATGATAAACCGACCGGTGGCAATTTCTGGCACACAGTATCTTATCCCCTTTTGCAGTACATCCCATAACAGCACTTAGTATTCCCGAAGTACTGCCATTAATCAAATAAAAAGTTTCATCCGCATGATAAACAGATGCCGCCCGCTTTTGAGCCTGCAGCAAAATCCCATCTGCATGGTGAAGATCGTCAAAGCCGTCAATCTCCGTAATATCAAGACCATAAGGCAGATCACATCCTGTCAGATCCCCATTCCTCTTATGACCGGGCATATGAAAAGCATAATAGTCTGAATTTCTATATTTTATTAACTTATCATATAAGTATTCCATCATTACAACTCCCTTTTAAAATAAAACCTGTTTCATCAGGACTCCTTCTATGGTAACATAAATAACAAGTATATCTCAATATTTTATTCGATATTATAGTTGTATTGCAGTATCAATAAGCAAACCGTGGCAAAGGAGGATTTCTATGAAAGTTATTTACGAAGAAACTCTAAAAAATTATATGGAAAAAAGATCTATAGAAACCATAATCATTGAAGCCTATACTGGCAGATCCTGA